GCCCAATACCGCATGACATTTACGATAGAAAGCTCATTCCCAATAAAGAATAAAAACCCAAATCCAGTCTTAGACCACTCACTTAGAAGAAGTAAGCGCCTCTGAATTAACAAATTTTACTCTTAACACGTGTTTACACGCTTTTCATGCTCGATGAATAATTCGTCCCATGTTTTTGCGACAAAATGTTCACCTTTGGTTGATAAGACCTTCCGAATTCGAGCATATAATTCAGAATAATAATCAGGGCCATGACCATACGCCTGTCGAAGCGCATTCTCGCAATTACGGATAGTATTATCTCGTAAATCGCCTTCGTCACGTACCCAATTCATCTGACCCTCAATAGACTCCGTGTCTAAAGCGGCCAGGTAATAACCATGTTTTCTGGGGTGGGGTATCCACTTATGTTTTAGAAAACTGGTTTCCTCTATCTTACAGTAGGGTATTACATTATCGTCTTTATCAACTGACGTATAATTTATACCGTACTCAGCAAAGAAGGATCTAAGTGTTGCCACATTAAAAACCTCTCTGTACAATCTTGAGATTCCTCCCAAGCCATCATCACCATATGTAATCAATTTAAAATGCTTATAGTAATTAATAAAATTATTTTCTAATGTTATCAATAGCCAAGCAATTCTCATATATACACTGTGTACTTTGGAATTAAAATTTGCTGTAATAAATGAACCAGACACAATGCCACAAAATACCGCATATAGAAACACAAAGCATAAATGAGTAGAATTAATTAATTCCTCTCCCATTATGCGAATATGTCTCAAATGCTCTTCAGTTGCACCATTATGTTTATACCAAGCTTCTATTTTTGAATATAGAGCGTGAGCGATTTGTGAAACCGCTTGAGGTCCAAAGTTTGAAAAATCACCAGCAATAACATCATCACCCACTGACGTCACATAGTTATGGAGTTCCGTCCACGTTTCCGTGTTCAGAGGATCAATACCAATAGCATGTTCTAATTTAGAAGCATGAAAAGTATGAGCCATTATGAAATCCCCAAATATCTGACGACAGTGAATGGTAAAGTCAATAGGTGACATAGAAAATATTCTTGTTTTTCCTTTTATTCTACACTTCTTCTTTGGCAAAGTTTCGTCCTTGGTACAATCTTGAAATACAGTAAATGGCTTGATGTTCTTCTCTCTCATCGCCCACTTCACATCCATTTGTTTCCTCAACTCTCGGTGCAATTTGTAGTCAATAACATCATTACTCACAGGATCTCTGTTTATGTTAAACAACCATCCTTTTCCTTTCAATCCCTTAGGTCTGAGTTTCGACAATGGAAAACCCTCACTTGAGTCCATTGGTATAGAGTGGAAGTTATAATCGGGGTTACCAAATATAGCTTCTTTTTCGCTCAATATACCAACCGGTCTCAAAGGTTTACATTTACTAATTAGTAAATTACCAAAATCTTCAACGGCTAAATCAACAGCCCATTGTGGAAACTCCTTACTTGGATTACCATGTTTAGCAATACCATCATACAATGGTGAG